ATACAGGTGTGCCTTCTGCCCAGTAGGTGAACCATACTTAGGCTTGCCGTCATCTAGCCTACGGAACTTAAAGCCAACGCAGGTATTACCGGCAGTGATATAAGGGATCGAGATCCAACCATCGTACATCTCGTGTCCGTTAATGGGATCAACGATGCTACCTAACTGAAAGCGTGCAGCTACCTGTTCAGATATCCCACGTTCTGCTAGCGCGACGAGAGCCTCTGGAGTTATTTCCTGTGCGTATCGCTGCGCCGCTTCCAGCAGCAATTTCGATTGCGCGTTTGAGGCCATCGTTAAACTCCATATTCTCTAGTATGCACACTAGGTTGGCAGCATTGCCGCCTTTACCGCAGGTGTGGCAGAAATATAAATTATCGTACGTGTTCATAACAGCTGACCTACGACTGTCACTATGCAGGCAGCACCGTACTGAGACTGCCTTGCCTTCTCTTACTTCCCCTCCGTAGTGCGAGACTATCGCTGCTATGGGGATTGAGTTTGCATCAACGGAACCTTTGAACCTGCCCGCTTTACGAGTCCTGCTCCAGTCTTGTGCTGGCATACACACCCCTTAATATCACACTTGTCGTGCCAATGTGCTGATCGCTTGAAGTGATTAGCCGCGTTTTCTTCCCCGGCTTTGGTGCAATATACGCAGATCATTTACTTGCTAACCAATCCCGCATATTCCTTAGAGCATCTACATCAGCTCCATTAAAGATCATCTCTGCGTGTGCCAGACCCCAGTTATATCCATTGCTTTGTGGATCAGGATTTTCTGGATCAAGTGGCTCAATCATAAGGTCTGAAATTTTCTTAGCGAACTCTTCAAGATTTAGATTATTCTCCGTCATTCTTCTTCCTCATCTGGTAGAACTTCTTCTACTGCTTCGACTACTTCTTCTACTGGAGTCTCGCTCCAAGTTTCAGTGCTTGTAATTTCTCCGCCTGGTACTGGCATTATTCTTTCTCCTTTAACCATTGTGTTAGATCTTGGATTACCCAAGCCTTATCTATTCCAGCGTTGCGACGCTTAACTATGACGTATGACAAAGGTACTTCCCCAAGCCCCCGTGCCTTTGCATAGTTAAGCGCCTCAACCTGTGCTTCACTCCAGAACTCCGGAAGGTTTAACGCCTTTCGGTTCTTGAGTTCTAGTATGTATGTCTTCCCACTTACGATACATACCAGATCTCCCTCGTCATTTGCACCAGCCTTGGTGAGCCTTTCAGCTAGCGCTCCTGCCGAACGGAGAAACTTCATTACATCAGTCTCAAACTGGGCGCCCTTGCGCCCGTTAGGGTTTGCCATCTTTACCCGTGTCATAGACTGCATTGCCGTTCTCATCTACTGTTACCTTCAAGATACCTAATTCGATAAGTACCAGTATCAGATTACGCATATCATTGCGTAGTTGTTTGATCTCGTTCTTCACATACTGCAACTCTGTATTAGCCATTTACTATGTAGTTCCCTTGGTAGTTATTCATAGCGTCGTTCTTAATCATAACACCCCACGCATCCTTATCCGATATTTGACAAGCAGCGTAGTTAACAAAGAGTGTTGCGAAGTCTGAAGCATCAGCAGTGTGTGGCCCGAAGCGGTTCTTAACTGCTGCTACGCATAGCGTTGCTTGGTTCGGGTCGTAGCCAAGCGTCAAGATTAACGCCGGGAGTTGACTTACCTTGCCGTGAATAGCACGGCGAGCAGGTGGTTTCGATGGTGAACCGTACTCGCTTTGCTCAGATACGTGGTGCAGTACCAGTACGCAGGCTTCAGTCTTACGTGCCATATCGTGGAGTTCCATCATTATCGCACGAAGACCAGCCCACTCGTTATCTGTTTCTGCTGCCACGTTCATTAAGTTGTCAATGACAATTAACTCTGGAGCCTCGCCGTATAGCTCCACATATGCCCTGATCTCTAACTCAATATCATCTAGCGATGGTGATGAGTCGAATACCCATTTAATATGGTTGAGTTTGCCAAAGTGTTTATCGTAGTAGTGACTATCGTTAGATAGGTTCATCTCTACTGATACCTGTGAATGACCCGATGCTTGCGCTGCGGCTCGCATCATTACAGTTGTGGTGTCTGTATCTGCCGAGAAGAAAAGCGTTGGAACCTTTGCCTTCATTGCATAGATAAGAGCAAACATACTCTTACCAGCATTAGGCGCAGCCGCTACCATACAGACTTGTCCTCGCCGGAACTTAATCTGCTTTGCAGATAGCGCTAACCACACGTCAGGTAGTGGTGTTGCTTTAGTAAGCACACCGCCCCAAGCACGTGATAGGTCAAGCAACGTCTTCCTCCTTCAACACTATGTTGTTTGCACGACGCATATTGCGTCGCTCATTCTCCGATAGACCGCCCCATATACCGAAGCGTTCTTTCTGTATTCCCCACTCTGCACATTCGCTTTGGTGTGGGCAACTTCTGCAAATAGACTTAGCCATTAGCATTTCTACAGAATTACTGGAGCCATCTGATTTCTCAGGGAACCAGAAGTCGCCACCTACTTGAGCGCAAGCAGGGTTCTCATAGAACCTTGGCTCGCGCACAGGTTATCTAATCCAGATAGTCTCGCACTTATCTGTTGCACCCTTAGGTGCAGCGCACATATAACCCTTCCAAGGACCCTTTGCTGATGTACCAGTACGTAGAGCCATTGCTCCGTGACGGCACATCTGATCTCCACCTGTAGGTGCAGCGGCAACTGGTGTTGCATTAAATGCTGCAGCTACTGCTGCAACTGTTGGTGCTGGTGCTGGTGCTAATCCACCTGATAGTTCCATACCGGTTGAACGAATGTTCAGTGCGTTCATAGCAAGATCTGCTAGCCCGCTTTCAAGTTCTGTAACGCTTGATGCGTAAAGATTTACTAGGGTTCCGTCAGCTAACTTGTAGTTGATCTGGAACTTAGTTGATTCTGGTGCAGCCATATTACTTTCCTCCACTTGGTTTGATGTTTAATCTAATGGACTCTTTACCAACAACCTTCGGTACGAAGCCCAATAGTTTTTCTACTTGTTCAGAGTCAACTGTCTCACGGCCTTTAACCGCTGTCCAACTGATCTGAATACCACTAGCAGTAGTGCCAGTAGTTCCCTCGAAGGATGACTTCAAGGAATCCTTTTCCTTCTCCAGCTCTTTGATCTTCTCATCCAACTGTAAATACTTCAGTGCGTGTGTGTCAACTTGTGCGTCCTCAATCACGACTTCACTAAGGACGATACGTTCTTTTATTAAACCTACGCAACCCATCTCACCGGATGCGTCGTAGTACTGGCAATAGTTCTTGCAGAAACTAGCATCCTTCTCAGGTGCTGGTGCCTCTGGTAAAGCCTTTACATTAGCCAACCACTGCAGCGCTTCTAGCGCTGATGCTTCATCGTATGGTTCAGAGTGGACTTTAATATCCTTCTCGTCACCATCACGTGCAATCGCTACTAGGTTAACGGTCTTAACTTCATAACCGTTCTTAGATAGCAAGTAACCATAGACCTGCACCTGCCAGCGCTGTTGCGCTGACGGGAAGTAACTAAGGTTCTTAACCTTGCTTGTCTTCCAGTCAATGACTGCACCAATACCCGGTACGAATAAGTCAACGTGTGCTTTCATATCACCGTATGCAACTTCAGTCTCGACCAAGTAAGTCTTACCTTCTGGATCAAGTGTGGTAATTGCATCTTCAATAGCAGCGTGGATAGCAGTACCCATAATTGCTGCTAGCTTTGACTGGTTATCGTTAGTCTCTGGCTGAGCATTGAGTCGGTACCAAACCTTACGACGGCAGCCACCGATCTCTGATGGACCAACCTGTGTCTGCTTGCTGCGGTCACGACCTGCATCTTTAGAGTGCAGTACGTGCAGTAACAGTTCCTTTGGATCTGTAATCATTTGTTATCCCTCTTTGTTAACCAATAGTCAAAAGCATACGCCCCGACGAAACCTAATAGCAAACCGAATAAGAAACCTAACATCTCTACCCTCTCTGTTGAGTAACTATTTGTATCGGTGGACAGGTATTGATGTCAAGAACCGACGCGATCTTTACTGCTCTTTCTGCCACGACTCGTGCCATCAGCATCGTCTTGTAGGAGTGTGGCTTCAAAGAATAAAGGTAACCGAGTGCATAAGGACCGCCACTTCCTGCGGTGAATAGTCCGTGCTCACTTGCGTTAAAGGATAAGTCCGGGCCGATAGAGAACAGCATCCCGTCGAAAGCTATTAGATAACAGAAGTTAGCTTCCTTATCTACCTCGTACCCATTATCTTTGAACGCCTGCTGGATACTAGGGATGATCTTCTTACCCATCCACTGCACCGGATCCTGATACTTGTACACAGGTGGCTTCCAGTTATACATCAAGATATCACCGGGGCGTGAGTCACCAGTTACACCGAGTAGATACTTTCCGATCTGGATAATCTTGGGCGTCTGCGTACTAATGACGCGCTGATCGTTATCAGTAATCTGCGAGTCAGCTGCCATCACAACGAAGTCAGGGCCGTTGATCCCTACTAAGGTAGTCAAAGGTTTCTCTTTTTCATATTACACAATGCGTGAGATGGACGTATGTTTTCCAATGTATCCGAACCACCTTTGCTTAATGGTACTAGGTGATCTAATTGTAACCCAAGTTCCCAACCACTTGCTATATAAGCCTGACGTGGGGCGCTAAAATCTATTGGCATTTTGCAGATGTGACAGTCTGTTCCATAAGTATCAAACACCTGCTGATCGGTATATGGGATATGTCCATTATTCTTTTTCAAAGCTTTTCTTTTAGAAGCCATACGTCGGCTGTATTCTTTAACCTTTTCAGGGTTCTTACTAGCCCAGCGTCTATTAATTTCATAAATTTTACTAGCGTTGGCGGCGTAATATTCTTTGCGGCGCAATGCGTTAGCATCCTTACAAGGCTGGCACGGAGTTTCACGTTTTCTTATGTGGCGTGCGTAGGCAGATAAAGTTCCGCAGGGTTTCATACAAGTTAGTATAACATACCTTCGGCGTGTCTTTACTAGATCTTCCCTACTAGGCGCTAAAATATGAGCCGTAGGCGAGTAACGGTGCGGCCCTTAGAGGGCCGAGTGATGGGAGGCCCGACAGTATGCGGCTCCGTCTACCAACCCTGCGCCTATTCAGGCGCACAGAATACCTCCCAGAAGCCTTTGGAACCGATCTGAGAGCCTTTGGCCCTGTCCACGTCTGTCCGTGTGGGTCGCAGGTCTTTAACGTTATGGCTACCTTTGAAGACTATGAACTGGTCTGGTATTTCCTAGATGCAACCTGTGTTAACTGCGGCAATCTAGTAACTGTTCCCTGTCCGGTGGATAAAGAGGCATAAAAAAATAAGCCCCCCACCCAGGATTTCTCCTGAGCAGGGGGCTATTGCCTCGCGCTTATGGGTTAATTACTTAGACCCACGACCAAACTCTGTAGCCTTTGGGTCAAGCCACTTTAGGACTGGACCGGCAACTGCAGCTAGTGCTGCATAACCGAGCTTCTTTGGATCTGTTTCTCCTGCTAAGTAGAGAGCAATCACTGCTGCTACTGCTGCACGAAGATATGTTGCGAGTACTGCTTTTGTCTTTGCGTTCATTTGGTTTCCTTCTTCTTAGGTAATGGCTTTACTGCTGCCTTTACTTTATTGATTGCCTTTGCCTTTGGAACCCAAGGGAACCAAGGGGAGGTATCATCTCCGCATCCTTCTTTGATCGAGATATGGAGATGCTTGTTGTGTTGATTGATACCAGTATAAACGTGCTCACCGGTCTTGGCTGTCCAGATCTTGCCCTTGAAAATTAAGTACTTAACACGTGGATCTTTCTGCAGTTCTGAATAGATAACTGCACAGTTAACGCCGTTCTTTGGATCATCTGATAGGTCAACTGCAAACCCTGAGTTGTGGTCAGAATTTGGGTTCTGATGTACGTGTGCCTTAGATGGCAGTAGTCCATCGCTGGCCTTCTTGCGCTTAGGCCAATGCGCTGTTGCTTGACGCAGTACTGCAATAGCAGCAGGCGTTGCTTTCTTTGCTAATGGGATCATTACTTCTCCGCTATCAGTTTGTATAGGTCATCAATGCGATCTTCAAGCCTCTTGACTGAGTCCTTGAGACTGCTACCACCGTTAGGTTTTAACTCGTTTAGGTAGTGCTTTACTAGCCATCTAATTGCAGCAGCAAAGCCACCAATGATAGTCATTACTGCTACTGCTACTGTCGCATAGTCTTGTGGTTGCATTAGACCGTTCTTATCGTTACTAGGAGCAATCCGCCGTATCCGGAGAAACGCTTGTCGGTAGGGGTTTTGTTGATGAAATCCATCTCTTCGATTAACCCGATATAGGACTCACCAGTTCTGAAGTCTTCGACCTTGATGGTATCGCCAGCATTTTCTACTGATTCAAGCTGTGACATACGATCATAGGCTGCACCTTCAAAGCCTACTTCGTTGCCGAACTTATCCATCTCACGGTCATAACACATCACTGGGTATTGGATTAGTCGTTGACGTGGAATAGCAGGTAGTGCCTTGATCTGATAACCAGTAAACAATGGACCAAGGGCAGAATTGGTTGTTGAACGGTTGAAGTTAAACCTAAAGGCGAGATACTGTTGAGCACCGATTGGGTAGTTTACGTTAACCTCTGGCACTAGATCGCCTTGTGCAAAACTACCGATTGTATATTCAACGCCAGTTGATGTAACGGATTGAATATCAAATGACCCAGTAGTAGTATCCACTCTGGCTTGGATCAACTTAAAGATCTTATTTTCCAAAGTGTTGTAACGAATGAAACCAGTTTGTAAGTAACCCGTTGCTAGAAGTTCAGTAGCAGATTGAATGTAAATAGTTCCATCAGCACCGTTGCCAGCATTGCAAAATGCAAGGCGAGCAGTGTCGCCCATAAGGGCGCAGGTAGTTGTGTAATGACCCAGTGTGTCATCAGGATCGTATAGATCCCAAGCATAGGCAAAGACTAATGGGGCTATCTCAGTGCCAAGGTTTACACGAGTAAGACCTGCTTGGCCTTCGACCCCTGTTGCAGCCCAGATGTACTTATCACGAAAAGCAAAGTCATATACTGGTTGGGTTGATTCAAACAGCAGCGGGCCATAGGCAATAGACCCGTCGGTATCTGATACCTGTGCAATACGCATACCAAGGTTGGTACCAATAGCCATATAGCCAAGGTAGTACGAGATCTTATACGTAGTCTCGCCTACTGGTAGTTCAGCTGCTGTAATAGCGCTAGTCAGTGTAGGCATAGCACCGGTTGTTTCCAGTGTGAACTTGTAGATGTTTGACTGGATACCAGCATAACCTGCTACGTAGATGGCAGCACCGCTTGAGGTGATGCTAGTAAAGATATGATCTGCGTCGTTATGGGTATAGACCGCAGTAGGCATAGTACTTGCTGTTGTAGAGAACTCATATACCTTGTCGTTAACGCACATAATGATACGTTCTTTAGTGTATTCCATTACTGCGTTAGTTACGGTAATACCGTTATCACTAAACATCAAGGTAGGTGATACAGAAGCATCATCAGATAGCAACTTCTTATAGACTCGAAGGCGTGGAGTACCAGCGTTAAGTACGTTAGTTACCCAGAAGGCATAGACACCATCATCACAGATTGCGTGTACTGGGTAGTCGGTTCCTGAGATGTAGTCAATGAAGTGGGTTACCTCGGCAACGCCAGTACCTACTGGGCTAACTGGAGTTGATGCTACGTTAGATGCAGTCTTAGCGTAGGTAAAAGTAGTTGTAGTTGGTATGGTAGTAATGCGGTACTCACCGTTAAAGGTTGCATCTACGCCAGTAATAACAATCTGCATACCGATAGATAGACCGTGTGCAGCGCTAGTAGTTAACGTTGCTACGTTGCTAGTCAGCGCCTTGTTGGTAATAGATACAGTGATAGCAGGAAAGACTTTATCTACATCGTACTCATCAGATAGCAGTACGCCGTTGTAGGTATTGCCACTCTTATCCCATTGGATAGAACGGGAATACTGCCAAGGTCTTCCGTTGGTCTGGATACCACCAGTAACTGTGTGCTGACTGTTGCAAAGCGGTAGCAGTGTTGCCTGTCCCTTAGTCCAGACATCCATACCCTTTGACTCGGTGTATTGGAAACGCAGTGACTCATCCTGTGCTGGTTCAAAGAACTTAATGCCTTGACCAAAGTGGAATGAAGACTGGGATCGTAGCCACCAACCAGTAAGCGTCTGCTCACCCGGTTCACGGGTAGTATCTAACTGCTGCTTGCGGTACTGTGCTGTAACTCGACGGTACGGTGACTCATCTAGCGGAGTAATGAAGAACGGCAGACCTGCGATTGCAACATCATAGGCGTAGCCACTAGGTGTATAAACAGCACCTACAGGGTTGGAAAGAGTTAAAGGTAAACCCTCGCTAATATCGCTGCCATAGGCCATTGCTACTCCTTAGTATATTTGTAATTCTGCTTCATCTACTGCATCATCAATGTCCCGCGCTAGCGGGAACAGGTCTTCAGTTAGACAGTGTTGCATTTTCCTCAATGGGTGATATAAAAATATCTTTTACTGGATCATAGTAGTCGCCAATTCCTGCATATTTGCCACGAATCTTGGCATTGTAAGAAGTCTTAATCCAAGTTCCACCAAGGTTATTTATTAACCATTGATAGCCTTCATCACCATTTGGATCGTTATTATCACCAACAGTTACTCGAATGACTTTATTGTTTTCATCTATCTCAGCCCAGTGTGCCATTTTACACCGCCGTCTTTAAGTATCGAACAATAACAATTCCTGAACCGCCTGCTCCACCACCAGAATAACCACCTGATGTTGAATAAAAACCACCGCCACCACCACCAGTGTTAGCTGTTGCATCGTTACCCACTTGAGCGCCACCATTAGTTCCATTACCTGCGGCACCACCGCCGTAACCACCTGCACCGCCGCCAGTGTTTCCACCACCGCCGCCGCCGCCGGCATAGTAATAAGTTCCTGAAACATTTTGACCAGTTGAAGTCGCAGCACCCCAAGATGAAAATGCTGAACTACCAATACCACCAGCACCGCCAACAAGAACATTGAAATTTGCGCCAACGCCACCAGCGCCACCGCCGCCACCTGCTCCGTTGTTAGTAGCGCCACCGGCATTACCGCCAGCATAACCTTCTACTGGAGAATACCCACCAGCATTGCCTGCAGCACCACCTGTTGAATAAGCAGCAGCGCCGCCACCACCGGAGCCACCAGTTGCTGCGGGTGAACCAGCTCCTGCACCGCCACCTGTAGTGTTAAGAGAATTGAAAGATGATGCACTTCCATTTGAATTTGCAGTAGCACCACCGCCACCAATAACAGCGTTATATGAACCAACTGCAAGAGTAGCGCTAGCAGAACGAAGTCCGCCTGCGCCGCCACCACCAGTTGTTGTCCCACCTATGTATCCGCAAGCACCGCCACCTGCTACTACAAGATAGGTAACAGATAAAGGAGCGCCAGAAACTGATAGTGTTCCATTACCAGTAAATGTTCTATAGTAATAAGTTGAGTCAGATGAAAGAGTTCCACCAGTAACTACTGATCTAGGAGCACCGGCAGATGCAAGAATACCTAGAATTGGCATTAAGATAAATCTCCAATTACCGTAAAGTTATTACTTGATGTACAAATAATTGTTGCTGCAGAATATCTTGCACGCAATTTAGGTGCTGTTGATGTAGCACCAGTTGAAGTAAGAACAGTAGTTCCATCGCTAACAATAGTAACTTGACCTACGCCTAGTTGCTGTATGTTAATTTGCTGTCCTGCGGTAAAAACACCATTAGGTACGGTTAAGGTGATAGCGCTAGCGTTGCTAAGCGTTACCAGTTTGTTAACATCACCTGCTACTAGGCTATAAGTTGTACCAGTCTGTGCATTAAAAGTTAAATCTGTTGTGGATAAAGTTGACCACTTAAGTCCTGTTGCTGTTGTCGTATCTACAGTAAGAACCTGACCGTTGGTTCCTGAACCGATACGCGCTGGTGTAGCGTTAGCAGTTGCGGTAATAACATCGCCCTTGGCTGTAACCAAAGACTTTGGAATTGCAGCATCTGCTGTAGCAACTCCTGCAGTAAAGAAGGTTGCATCATCACCGGTAAAGACGTGCTTTACGGTTGCACCTGCTGTGTGGCTAATGTTAGATGAACCAGCCTGAGCACGGACTACAGTAAGAGTATCTGAAGAGATACCAGTAACTGCTACGATTTCCTCATTCTGTGTATCAACATCTAGTGCTACTAGGAACTGATCTACGTTACCTGCAGCAAGGGATACGCCACCCATCAAGGCAGCGCCAGTACCAGCTGTAACAGTAATCGTTGTAGCACTACTATTTATTGTGGAATCAAGCGCTGTAGCAACGCTAGTGGTTGAGTATTTTCTGGTCATTGGGCTGCCTTACTTTGTATAGTGTAGACGGATAGGAAACTTGTCTGAAAGTTTGAGTGACTCGTCATTAAGGCGCTGGTTGTATAGCGCATAGATGTAACGAGATGAGTTGGCACCAGCTGCTCCTGGAACCTTGCTATCTGCCAAGTCTGCTTCAGCAGAAGTCAAGTTAATACGACCTGGATCTACGTATGAAAGTAGACGATAGGCTGCGCCTAAAGTAATAACATCGCGGCAGGAATCAGGTAGACCTGTTACATCTGCAAAGTCATCAGTGTTTGCATCCATAGTTGCGGGAGTTGCTGCATACCAGACCTGAACGGTACGACCCGGTTGGATGTTCTCGTAAATGTTTACAGTCTTCTGTGAGTTAAAGGTTGCTGAGTTAGCCATCAAGTCTTGGCGCCAGCGGTTAATAGGAAGCCATTCTCTAGATGAACCAGTTGTTTGCCAAGACATATAGATAACATTCTCACAGTCATCTGGCAGAGCGTAGGTAGTTTGGCTTGCGTTAAAGGTAAAGGTAGTTGAGTAGATAGCCCACAACTTAGGATAGACAGAGTTGATTGTGTCGTTAAGTGCTTGCTTAATCATTGTGCGAGGAAACGTTGGGCTTAGTACAACCTGTGAATACTGGCTGTGTGGTGCAGGACTTGTCTTCTGGTAGCCACGACCAAAGCCCGGAGCAGCGTTGAGAGTATTGCTAGCCTTTACAAAGTTATCAATCCAGATGAGTTCGTCATCAATCTCGATGATGCCTTTAGCAAGGTTGTCAGCTGACCCAACCTGTATTGCTAGATCGGTGGTGTTAATTGCTGTGTCCAGATAAGTAATTCTATCTTGGCGCAGGGTGTATCCAGCGAGGGAAGATCTAACTTCCTGAACCATATCGTCAAACGTTGCCATTAGATACCTTACTTTCATAGAAGCGAAGATTGTTTACTAGACGTTCTTCGTTTGGACTTATTTCTACTGCTTTCCTACCGTGTACTACTGCTGTTTGAAAATCGCCTAACTGCCAAGCACTGACTGCTATTAGGTCATCTGCCATTGGACCCCACGCCCAAGATTCTGCTAAGAATGTCATTGGCTTAGTGTTGTATTCCAACGCCTTCTTAGATACCAGTAAGCACTCATCCCATTTTTTATTAACGTAGTAATAATTAGCAAGGGCTAAGATTGATTCTCTACTTGGATACTCTTCAGTACCCCGCATCAACCATTCTTCTGCGTTGCGTGGATCGCACTTAGATAAGATGCGGCACGCTGCGCTTTTCTCTTCTGGAAAGATTGATACTTCTAAGTACTTCTTTAGAGTTTCCGTAGACTCCTTGTACTGCTGGTGGTATGACTGCTCTCTGCCAAGGTAGTACAAGTTTCTAGCATCAGGATTTTCCCGAACTGCCATCTCTAGCATCGGTAAGTACTGACCACGAGACTTTGTCTTATCTTGCAGGTGATGAGTCTCAAAGCCATCAATGCGCTTCTTAACTTCTTCACGTTCTAGATACCACTGCGGTACTTCGTGTATCGGATAGTTCCATCTGATACCTTGACGGCGGTGTACCTTAAAGCCATCAAACTCTGAAGCTACTGAACCATCATCATTAAAGGCTTCGATACGCCGATACGACGGGCGATCAATGCCTTCTTCAAAGGCTTTCTCTAGCGCATCCCGCCAACCCGGTGTAAGTACTTCATCTACATCTAGCGCTACGCAGTAGTCAGCATCTGCTGGCACTAAAGCCAGCGACGCGTTCCGAGCATCGTCAAATCTAAATGGCGAAACACTGATCGGGATAACCGTAATACCAAGGCTTCGTGCAATCTCAACGGTGTTATCTGTTGATCCGGTATCGGCAAGGAGGTGGTAGTCGGCTTCCTTAGTGGAGTTGTACCAGCGTTCAACGTGCTTTTCCTCATTCTTGCTAATGGTATAGATGGCAATTTTCATAGGCTAGATTATAGCAGTTTGAGCCTGTGCCGCCTGTAGTTCGTCATAGTGAGCTTTAGCCATAACCGTAAACTCGCCATTTCCTCGGTCAATTTTTACCATTTCGATACTATTATTTTGCCAATCAGTTTGTTCAAAAAACTCAATTTGATTAATCATAGTTCTGCACTCAATCCTATGTAAGCCGTTGCTGAATTACTTGCCGTAAGCCACGCTGGTCTAAAGTTTGCAAAAGATGCGGCACTAGCGGTAGCAATGATTTGTGGTACTAATGAAGCTTCCGTAGAAACCACAAGGGTCATACCAGTAAAATCTGAATAATTTGTTTGATCGGTTAAACGAAATGTTCCGCCATAATCTAATGTAGAAGGGGCGGTTCTCATTGTTACAGGGGTGTACATAATATATTTTGCTTGGCTTGTTGAATAAAATCCACCAAATAACACGGGTGAATAAGTAGCACTTGCTGTCCAACGATAGTAATACCGCTGGCAAGCAGCCAATTCGCCTTGGATGGTTCCAGTGGCAGTGGTGAATGGTGTGGCTACGGAGCCTAGCTCCCACTGAACTCCCCAAAGATCAATGGTTTGCGCTGTGTTTAAGTTGGCATTTTGAATGTTAATTTCTAAACAAACTTCACCAGTACCAATAGTTTTTCCAGCAATGCTAGGAACTGTAAAAGTGCGAGAATAACGAACCCAACCTGTTGTTAATGTAAGTCCTTCTATAGTTGTATAAACTGTTGTAGAACCACCAGTTCCAAAATACTGACCCATAACAAGACCAAGAGTACGGGTGCTATCAGCCTTTGCCCAAAACGATAGCGTTACTGTTTGTCCAGCAAATGTGCGTACGTCTTCTACCCGATGAGTATAAAAATTTGAATAAGTTTGACCTGTACCATTTGTTGCTTGGTTCATTCTGAAAAAATATTGTGGTTCATAGCCAGAAATTGTGTTTCCAAGAGCAAAAGTTTGTTGGCTTATAGTAACCGTTGCTGTTCCATTACGGTTTGATCTAACTCGATCAGCACTAAAAGTGGTGGTGTCAACAGGAATTGTAAAACTTGTTCCACGCTGCCACACACCAAAATCACCGTTGATAATCTTGTTCTTACCAGCTACAAACGGCGCTACTGCCCCGCCTGCGTTGTCTTGGATATCTGCTATATCTCTAGCGCGGCTCATTAGTTACCTCTTGGCTCTGTAGTTGGTCGTAATGGGCTTTGGTCATTGAGGTAAACTCCCCGTTGCCCCGGTCAATAATTGCGTGTTCTGTTTCTACGCCGTCAATTCCTTTAACTGTTATAAAAGTTACATTGTCCATTTTATAACTCCGCACTTATTCCAATATAACCTGATGTTGAATTGTTCGTCAGTAACTCATAAGGTCTGAACTGCGTTGCACCAGTAACTGTAACATTGACTCGTGGATTATTTGTAGTTGGTCCGTCTAGTGTTACTGCTGAAACGGCACTAGTAAAACCATTACCATCAAAACATATTAAAGTTGAGTATTCTACTGCTGTTGGATTTACACGCATAGTTACAGGGTTTGGCACAGGAAATGCAACAACAGTCGTGCTTTTTGCTGAACCTAATCCAAAACTTTGATATGCAGAATTACCACCTACTCGGTAGTAATACCGCTGGCAAGCCGCTAGTTCACCTTGGATAGTTCCGCCTGCACGGGCAAATGGGGTAGCTACTGAGCCAAGTTCTAGTTGAACGCCAGTGATATCAAAAGAATCCGCAGCGCCCGCAGTACCTGCGTAAGTTACAAAAAATTGAAATCCTAATTGAGTAGCCGAAGAAGGCACTGTTCCTGTATAAGTAAAGCGTTGCCAAGTTGTCGTGAGTGTGGGGCTTTCACTAATCACGCCGTTGCTATTAGTAAAACCAGAAACAAGACTTTGATCTGTGCCAGTTCCTGAAATAAGTTGTGCCGTAAAAGCGCTTGGAGAAAAATTAGCGCCTTTTCTTGCCCAAAAACTAAAAGTAACATTTTTGCCAGCAAAGCGATATGAGTCTTTTGATTCTAAAGCATTTTGTATTAAAACCAAAGGTGTTGAAGAGTTGCCTGCTGTTCGTTGGACACGCATAGCGTTGTAAATGTTTGGAAGATTTGTTGTATCAGATGTTGTGATTTGTGAAATTGTTACGCTTGTTACCGCAGAACAGTTAAAAGTAAAACGGTCAGCGGTGTAAAATGGGCCAACGGTATAAGTATTACTTGTACCCCGTTGCCAAATATCAAACCCGCCGTTAATCACAGCGTTCTTCCCCGCCATAGTTGACGGCCCTGCCCAGTTCACGCCAGTAGTCTGTGTGCTATCTGCTACTAGGTAAGAACCGTCTGCGCCAACAGATTTGTTGCTGACTACACCGGAGGAAGTACCGACAATCAAGTCACCCTTGGCAGTTACAACGGATGAGGAAACAGCACCGATGGCAGCGGGAGTATGGCTGTGTGGGCCAATGCCTATTGGAATCCAAGTGTCGGTAGCTGAGTCATACCCATACGCCGGGCGGCTTGTCTCGCCTACTGTTGCCATTTAGTTAGCTCCTTCTAGACTGCGTAGGTATTCTTGATAATCAGAGTTAGCGGAATCCACTGGTATCCACCAACCATCTGAACGATTAACTGCAATTAACTTACCTGACTCATCTATTATTTCTGTATATGTATATTCCATTTTACAACTCCGCACTTGCTAAAATATAAAAGTCATAACCTACGGCTGCGGCAAATGGAGCAGCAGCACAATAAACTCCGCTGAAACCACCTGAATTTGTTCCTGGATAAGAAGTAACTGTGATAGCCAACTGCCCATTTGTAGAAATGCGGCGTACATAGTTACTTCCGCTTGACTGTCCAATAGTAATAGATGGAGTAGTTCGCATTGTTACTGGATAACGAACATTTGTTAACAAATAATCTGTTGAATTTGTATAACCGCTAAATGGTTGTTGAGAACCATCACGACTATCAAAATAATACCGCTGGCACATAGCCGACTCAGCCTGTGGGCTACCGCCGCTTGCTGTGGTGAAGGCGGTTGCTACGGAACCTGCTTCCATTTGAACGCCCCAAATGTCAATGGTTTGCGCCACATTGAGAGGCAAGTCAAAACGAAAACGAAGGTTAGACCCTGCGCCAATAGTTTTTCCGCTAACACTTGGAATAGCGACTGTGTAAGTAAAACGCTGCCAGGAAGTTGTTAGAGATGCGCTGCTGCTTGTGACATCAACCAAAGCACTTCCACCAGTTCCAAAGTTTTGTTGAGGATAAAAAACTAGCGTTCTGGCTGCGTCTGCTTTAGCCCAAAAAGACATAGTTACAGTTTGTCCAGCAAAAGTTCTTACATCTTCAATTTTCTGAGATACAACTTTAAAGGTTTGGGTAGTTCCCGCTACTGAGTCATTCCAGCGGAAAAAGTATTGACCTTCATAACCCGCTACTGGTGCTGTGCCTGGTGTAAAAGTCTGCTGGCTAATAATCTTTGTGCCGTTACCATCTTGGCGTATTTCAAAGCGGTCGGCTGTGTACGAAGCATCTGTTGGGTTGGTGAATGATGTTCCTCGTTGCCAGATACCAAAGTCTCCGTTAATAATTTTGTTCTTACCAGCAATTTGTGTGGTAGTTACTGGGTAGAACGCAGCATTAGCCGCAGACTGTGTATAGGTATTAGCCGCAACAAATGTTGAAGTGGTAATGATCTCTACATAATCACCAACGGTTGTGGCAGTATTTAGTACAACGCTTGTGCCGTTAGTTGCTGTGTAGTCAACAGCACGCACTAGCAGTACGCCGTTTAGGTAAACCTGCTCGTAGCCAACTGTGTATGCAAGAGTTAATGAGTAGTCATCTACACCGCTGATGGTTGTGCCAGCAGTAGTAACCGCCTTGCGCCAGCACTGTTCAAATACAGTAGTCGAAGTGGCATCGGTATCAAGCCAGACGGAACCATTGGTTGCACCTGTTGGCATTGTGGTCTGAGCGTAAGCCGCAGATGGGCCAGTTGGTCCGGTAGGACCTGTGGCACCTGTAGCACCTGATGCACCAGTCGGACCTGTATCGCCTGTGGCACCATTTGCACCCGCAGGACCTGTTGGCCCTGTTGGTCCAGGAACGGTGCTATCAGCCCCTGTAGCCCCCGTAGGGCCTGTAGGACCAGTAGGTCCAGTAATTCCTGTAGGTCCAGTTGGACCAGTGGCTCCTGTGTCGCCTGTCGGACCAGTTGGTCCTACTGCTCCAGTGGCTCCTGTTGGACCAGTCGGTCCAGTCGCTCCCTGACTTCCTGTAGGACCTGTAGGTCCTGTGTCTCCTGTTGCTCCAGTAGCGCCCGTAGCTCCTGCGCTTCCAGTGGGTCCAGTGGGTCCTTGTGAGCCAGTCGCTCCAGTAGGTCCGGTTGGGCCTTGGGAACCTGTGGCTC